GAGAATAACCCTTTAAAAGGTAATACATTACGAATTTTTCAAGCCGGGCATACTTATGAAGAAATGCTTACCTTATGGTTAAGAAACGGCGGCTTTGATTTAAGAACGCATGATAGAAAAGGCAGACAATTTTCTTTTGAAACTGCTGAAGGAAATATAAAAGGTCATGTCGATGGCATTGTTGCCGGCGGACCTTTAGGAATTAAGTATCCCATGTTATGGGAGTGTAAAAGTGCTAACGATAAAAATTTTAAATCGTTTCAACGCAAAGGTGTAGCACGACATAATGTTTTATATCATTCACAAATTGTTGTTTATCAATACTATATGAACTTAATGGAACACCCGGCATTGTTTTCCGTGGTAAATAAAAATACGCAAGAACTGTATCATGAGTTAGTTCCTTTTGATTCTAAACTTGCGCAAGAATGTATTGATAAGGCTGTATTAGTAATAAAAGCGACAAAAGTAAAAGAGAGACTTCCCCGTATTGCATTTGAGAGGGATCACTTTTCTTGTAGGTTTTGTGATTTTCAAACGCATTGTTGGGAGACGGAAAGTGAACTTTGATTTACGACATGTAAAGACTACTGCTGAAGCACCGCCTCAACAAGACTTTGATTTAGATAAATTTAAATCCGATTGTCAGTCGAGATTACCCCACATACTTCAACATCTTTTACCTAATGGTAAGATTAGGGGAGAGGAATTTGTGTGTGGGGATTTACATGGTGGCCCCGGAGATTCTTGTTCGTTTAGTTTAAATAAAAACACGCCTGGATTAGGCGGAGAATTTAACGGCGGCAAAATGTTCGGAGACTTCATAGATCTATGGCAACATGTAAAGAATTGTGATTTCCAAGATGCGGTAAAAGATATTGGAGATTACATAAGTGTACAGACATCGCGCAAGCCGGTGCAAAGCGTGGCGCCAGCCACGCGCGAGGTCGTGAGTTCTAAAAAGCATATATATAAAGATGAGAATAATGAAATCATCTGTTATGTAATGCGAAAAGAATTTAAGGGTGGAGATAAGACATTTTATCCTGTGCTTCCCTCGGGAGAGAAAAAGTTCCCACAAGTTCGTCCATTATATAATCGCGAGAACATTGCAACATGTTCTACTGAAGATATGATTGTATTAGTGGAGGGAGAAAAGTGTGTGGACGCTCTTAGGGAAGTTGGTATTACAGCTACTACAGCTATGGCTGGATCGAATGCACCTGTTTCCAAGACCGATTGGTCCCCCTTAGATGGGCGTAATGTTGTTATATGGCCAGACAATGATGAGTCTGGTTTGAAATATAGCACTGCCGCAGCATCGCATCTTTTAACTTTGTGTAATACTGTTCGGGTTTTACAACCGGAGCAAGGAAAGCCAAAAGGATGGGACGTAGCAGACGCTATCGCTGAAGGATTCGATATTGAGTCCTTTCTTTATAAGAAAGATACCGATGTAAAGATTATCAATCTTCTCGATGATAGTCTATCGGTTTCTCAATATAAGGAAGGTCAAGCTCCTCAATTTGAATACCTTCTGGATAACACATTACCCCGAGGTGTCGCTGGCGTCATCGCTGCCGCCGGCGATACCGGTAAAGGTATGTTAACTTTAGATTTAGGATTAAAGCTTGCCTATGGCAAAGTTGGATATGATACAGCTTTCGATGCAACGCTGAGACAAAATGGATCTGTGGTTATGTTAACGGCTGAGGATGAAGCTGCGGAGATCCATAGAAGAATAGAGGGTGTTGATTTTAACGGCAGACGATTTTCTGAAACGGGATATGATTTAAAAATATTACCCTTTCCTAACTATGGTGGAGTAAGACCAATTATTATTCCAACACGAAAAGGATTTGAAGCCACAGAAGAGTGGGAAGAGATTATAGCACAAATAAAGAAGATTGACGATTTAGTTCTTGTAGTCATAGATCCATTAGCATCATTTGTATATGTCGATATTAATGCGGATCCAGCAGCCGGAGCATTTGTTACGGGACACTTCGCAAGACTTGCAGCCGAAACGAACGCCACATGGCTCTTGGTGCATCATATGGCAAAAATGGATATGAAGAACCCGGTAACAACACCTGAGCATGCACGAAACTTAATTCGTGGTACTTCAGCTATTGTAGATGGTCTTCGATTTGCATTTGCATTATGGACTCCACCAGAAAGCGAAATGAAACATTTATGTAAAATGCTCCGGATAGATTTTAAAAGAAATAAAATTGTTAATGGTGCTGTTGTGAAGAGTAATGGACCAGCAGATAGAGAGATCCGAACATTTGTCAGAAACTCGCATAGCGGATTACTTGAAGGGCGTAGTTCAGATCTTCAACTTGCACGTCGTGGTAGAGATTATGAATTAGATGAATTAATTCTATGTGTTAAACAAGCTGCATTAGAGGGCAAACCTTTCACACAAACAGGTAAAGCCAATGGCATTGGTCATCATAAAGAAAGACTAACACCAGAACTACAAGAGAAAGGTATAAACCATTTAGAAAAAATGGTGCAAACTTTAATTGATCAAGACAAGATTGTAAAAGCATCAGCGCCCGGAATGAAACCGCGTGTCTGGTTAGATGTTCCTGACGGACCTTTTGCAACGGGACTTGGAGAATTTGAGCCGGGATCTTAATATGAATGTAAAATATATCATAACAATTGAAATAGAGATGAAAGAAAAAACTCCTGATTGGAGTAAATGGAAAGATGTAGAAATTATTGGTATGGATCCTCCGAAGATTTTTAACATTAAGAGTTTCAATATTACTCATTTAGTTAAAAATTTAGAAAGAATATGTAAAAAATACTTAATGAAGGGAGATAAGGCCGAATTTAATGTAGATGTAAGCGAAATTAGCCTAAAAGACGATTTAAACTGATTACAGACGATTTAGGTGTTTTGGGACTTGTAGTATATACTAACTGCTTAAAAGGAAAGAGAAGCGATTTATGGAAGAAAATTTATTAAAATGGGATGGTTTCAATTCAGCAATCATCGGTATAGGTGAAAGATCCGGGTTCCCGGATGTTATTGTCTATGATTATTATAGAATGGTCGGAATCTACATGGAAAACGAAGGAGCGAGTCAAGAAGAGGCAGAAGATTTTATCGACATCAATATTGTCGGTCACAATATAGGAGAGCGTACTCCTATT